CCAGCGCGTTCGCAGGAAACCGTTGATCCGAGTCAATCCACAACGTCTGATCTGCACCCCACTCCAGAGCCTCCGATGCCAGCTTCTCCCTTTGCGTGAAGATCAGAGTCCCTGGCATCTGCAACAACTGGATGTCGTTTACTCCACGTTTGGCCTCGTAAGCACATAGCCTAGCAAGGTCGAAACAGAATCCAGACATCACCTCGTCCCGGCACGGGACACAGATTGCAACTTTCAAATATGCCCCGGATGAGTTCTGAAAAATCGGTTGTCAGGATTGTTTAGGAAAGCCTTGAACGCAGTCTGATCTATTACGTGAAAGCCACGCATGATCCCCTTTGCGTTCAGGTCATCAATCAGCGTTAGCGGAAGTCGAGCAATGTGCGTGATTACATCGTCGAACTTCTTGGGCGCATCGTTGAATTGACGTTTGTTCGCCTCGATGATTTCAGAGACATCCTGCTTTGTCTCCAGAATCACACCGCCCTCAGTCGCGTGAGCAACGGTATAGCGGCCATCGTGAACAGAAAATAGTGTTGGCATAAAAGCGGGGAGAGGTTTCCCCCTCCCCTTCCCGATTACAGCGCGGGGTTCAGGTCCGCAACGATGGCATGAGCCGCCTCGTTACGCATCTCGAGCGTGAACTCAGCAAGCAACTGCGTCTTTTCCGAGTCGCCGGTCTTTGCCAGATCATTCGTCTGGAACGGACGAAGATACGACAGAGCAGCATATTCGGGATCAAGGAGCAGCGCGTCACGAGTACGCATGAAGCGGTCAGGAACAACCGACAGAGTACCGAAGTCGCTCATGTAAACATCAGCAGCACCGATAATCGTCGTCGGCTGGTCACCAGGAGCCATGTAACGCTGGGCAGCGATACCGGCAAACGAGGAGACCTTCTGCTTCAGACCGGAACCAACAACCAGCATCGTCGGATTACCACCCGAATCGAACGCCGCGGCAACTTCGTCCTTCAGAAGCTGCTCGGTAAACGTACGAGTCGCACCGTCCGAACGGGTCGAAACGCCAATAGTCGTCGGATCAGTACCGGAAGTACCTTTCGACGTATTGGTTTTCAGCCAAGACAGAATCGCGCCGAGTTTACGAGCGGTCGTAGACGAGCCAGCATCGCGGCCTTGGTTGGCAGTGATGATGGTTTCCATGTCGCGCTTAAGCTCAGATGACGCTTTCGCCAACTGGTATGCGCGTTCCGAACGGCGACCTGCCTTGTTAACTGCCTCAAGCGTGCCAGAAGTCTGTACAACCTTCTGAACGATCTGCGTGTAGTTACCAAGACGAGTGGTCGGGCTGATCGTAGCGGACACCCCATCGGCACCCTCAACTGCGGCATTGGCTGAAGTCGCAGAAGCAAGCGAGTCAGTCTGCCACTCATGGAACACAGCGGTCGCTTTGGTGCGAGCCAGAGTGCTCATGATCGGCGTTTCGGTCGGGCTGATGTCATAAATAACCGATTTGTTATCGCAAGGCTCTTTATCCTTGCTTCTATCGCTTTCACGATAGTCCAGACTATATCATCGCTTTCGCGTCGGGCGCTCGTGGGCAGATTATCCTTTCGTCACTGCCTAGTCGTTGAACCTTCCGCATCCCTGGGCCTATTGGCTTACATATGCGGCTTGGCTGCTGATTGCCCAATCCTTGAGATTGTTACGCTTCGGTACTCAAGGCTCTAAGGGGTTTCCAGCAATTCACCCGATTTTCAATGATGCCTAGAAAAATGACACTTGGGACACAGCACTTCGGCATTCGTTGCGTCATATCTTAACTCAGGATGGCTAGCAAATGATTTGATGTGATGCACGTGCAATCGGACAGAAGTCCCACAACACTGACACATCGAACCCTGCTTGACTCCGCATTGTTCACAAGCACTGCCTTTTAACTCCAGCGCAGCAACACGCCATTGTTTGTATGCACCGCTTGCGCGTTCAGCCAAATTCTTGACATGAACACCACCTTTCCAATGCGGGTTTTTGTCACCAACCCATCTCCCGGTGTGAGCAAGACTTAGGTTTTTACGATGCTCAAGACTAAACTTTCGCCCAGTTTTGAGCCTGTGATTGCCTATCGTATCAACCTTGATCCCATGTTCTTTCAATCGCTTGAACACTACGGTTTCACCAACCCCATAATGCTCCGCAATCTTCGACATGGACATGGCTTGATACATCTGTCTTAGCTCTTCAGCGGGTGGATCGAAACGACGTCTGGTTACAGCGATACCGAGCGAGTGAAGTTTTCGCCTCACCAACTCCGCACTGCATCCAAACATTTTTCCAATCTGCTCGCATGATTTAACACCTACTAACGCTTGCAACTCTTGCTTTGTTGCTGTCAACTTTCCCAAGCCACTCTCCAAAACATCAAGGGGACTGGCCTAGTCTAATTGACTAGTTTTAATCCGTCAAATCTTCTCTTTGGCCAATGGCCGTGTGTGCGGTAAAGGTAGGCATGATTAACCTCAGTAATTGAATCGTTCAAACAATGAAGCTGCATCCCTGGCTTTGCCAGACTTACGCAGCCGGTTTCGTTCCTGCTTCGCTGCATCAGACTCAGGGTTTGAAACCTTTCCAGTCCCGGGCTTTAGCGTCTTAGGAGCCTCGGCAACCCTCTTGGCTACCTCCGGCTTGTTAGACATTAGCTTGCGGTACTGAGCGGCTTCCCACAAAACCTGAACAGCGCGTGAGTCATAAACCTGATTAAGTTCGCCCTCCGTAAAACCGACGTTCTGTGCATACGAGCGAATATCCCGTCGGACTTCTTCACCCTTCTGCGGATCGGCATACTCTGGAATGGCTTGCTGTAATCGGGCCTGTTGCTCGGCAAGATACTGCTGGAGTTGCGTCTGACGCTCCGCTTGTTGCCTCTCGGCAATGCGTTGCTTTTCAGCCTGAACTGCGGCTAGTTGCTTGTCTCGCTGGACAGACTCTGCGACTTTCATCGCGTAGCCAATCGGATCGGACTCTTTCAGTGACTCTAAATCTTCCGACTTGTTCTGCTCCGATAAAACCTTTTCAATCAGTTCCAATCGTTGAGCATACTGGTCTCGGAGTTGTTTGGCTTGCTCGACAGCGGCTTTCTCAGCTTCGATTGCCTTCCGCTGTTCTGCTAAAGCCTGGGTTTTCTGAGTGTAGTCAGTGCCAAGTTGATAGCTCTTAATCAGGTCGTCCAACGAAACTTCGCGTTCCTCACCTGCGGCTTTCACCCGGTAGCGCGGTGTTTCCTCGACTTCCTGCTGCTCAACTGCAACCTCCGTCTCCTGCTGCTGTGCCTCGGGAGTGGGCTGTTCGCCTTCCTCCGGCCCCATCAAGCCTAGAAACGCATTGGCTGCACTGTTTACATCCAGCGGGCCACTTCCTTGCGGATTGGTGTCCATATCACCCCTTAAAGGATCTTCCAACGTTTACGCTTAATCTCGGCAGTGTCAACAATCGACTGAAAGTGATTGACAACAGTGGTTAAGCATTTAATCATTCTATACGCATTTTCTCGTGCGTCAATATCTTGCTCAGACGAGTTCAGAATCAGGTCAATCTGCTCCTGTTTCAACTTTTCCAGTTCACCCCGGAAATAATCGTCTCGCAGTAGATTCGCCGCCTGCTCTGGACTCATCCCGGAATCTCGACGTTTTGCGTAATCCCAGCACCGACCTTCGCCGCTTTCAGTTGAGCCTCAACCGCAAACTCCTGCTGCTTCAGTTGTAGCTCTGCTGCGGCTTTCTCACGAGCCAGTTGGATATCGGCCTGCGCCTTCATCCGCTGAGTCTCAATCGCTGCCAGTGCCTTCTGCTGTTCGATCTGGATCTGGGCTTGCGCCTGAGCCATCATCGCGTCCAGAGCAGGATTAGATTGCTGCTGCGGAGGTGGATTGCTCAGTTGCTGGTCTAGCTCGGGGGGAATCTCTTTGAAGAACTCGGTTGAATCCTTCAGCCCCGCCGCTTCGATAAACCGTCCCAACGTCGCCCGATACTGCCCGACAGAGACAAGCGGATTGGCAGGCCCGTATTGCTGGAGAATCTGTTCTTGCTTCGACAGGATCATCTGAAGCATTGCCATCTGCTCGTTCTTCGATCCGGTTCCGAGTCCGACACTGATCGAAACGTCGTACAGGTTCGACCACTCTCGCGGATCCATCTCAACAAACTTGCCACGCATCCGAATCAAACGGGGCTTGTCCTGATACTTGCAGAGCAGATGCAGAATGCCGCGGAAAAGGCTCTTAACGCCCGTCTCAGCGAACAAACGAGCGATTAGCTCCATCTTGCCAGCACCCGCTTGCATCGTCGCTGCTACAGCC